GGTTCTAGCATCCGTATCACTGGTGGTAAAGCTCAGAATGTCTTTCGGTTTTCTACACTGCTTGCTACCCATGATAACGACCCACCAACATGGGACATCGTCTTTAACCCGTCTACAGACCGGCTCCGTTTTACACCAGATAGCTTTTTCGACGTTGCTTTGGTTCATATAGGCGACTATGTAACTATCTATGGTTCTGTATTTAATGCAGCAAACCAAGGAACGTTTGAAGTAGTTAATACGTACTGGGCTTATCCAGACGGTATAAATCTAGAGCAGTGGTTTGAAGTTGTCAATCGAGACGGTGTGAACCAGGCCGCTATTACCCAAGCTTTTATGACAGACCTTATGGTCTTCAGGCCGGTACGCCACACCGTTCATACCACTCCTGAACGTGCAGTAGTTGTATCTAGTATTGGTAGGAATGTTGATATCGTATTGCCGGCGACTTCGTTGGTTGTAAATCGTGAAGCTACCAAGGCCGCTTATGGCGTTGTGGCCGAAGGCACTCTAATTTCACTCACCACTTTAGAACGTACTGAAGGCGGAGTTGTTACCGTAGATACTGTTGACCCCCATGGACTTGTGGCAGGTGGCCAGGTCTATATCGATAACGTTTATGGGGCACCGACGATTCCGTCTACAACGGCAGGCGTAGTCGCTGGTAATGGTGGCACCAGTGCCTCTAGCAAGGGCTCAATATGGAGCGCGCTAGCTCCTGCTGTCAACGCGGGCGGCTACCACGCCTGTGCCGTTCGCCTTAACGATGGCCAGGCCTTTCTAACTGGTGGTGACACCGGCCCCAACGCCTTCGACATCGATACAGCCGGCGACGTCAAAATCAAGTACGAAAACGAACAAATCACAACCTTCGCCGGCTCGCGTTCATACGCGGTTAACGTAGACCAAGACCTCCCCGACTTTACGACTTGGACCCAGGTAACCAAGGCTGGCGACTACGTCCTAGCCATTCAGACCCGGGGCATCTATAGCAGTAGCTCGGGCTTTGGCCAACTCCGCCTCTATGTAGACAGTGTCGACGTGGGAGCCGTTGGAGACCTGGGTTACTTGGCTCCACGCGATGCCTATGCCTACCCACTTATTTACGTCCCGCTCACGCTGACAGCTGCTTCACACGGTTTCAAGCTAGCTTGGGAGGTCTCGGCCGGCACCTTCTTCTACGACTCAACCGCAACGGATTCGCCCGTGAGCCGTACTTTCCAGTTGCTTGCGACCGACATGGAAACGTACAACAACGAGCTATCGACGGGAGTTGGTACGGCTTCGTACAGCAGCGCCAGCTATACTGATGTCGTCGATTTCCCGGACTGGGCAACGCCGGTTGTGCCAGCGGGCGATTACGTTGTCACAATGCGACTTGTTGGCGTCCGTGGTGGAACAGCCACAGGCCAATTCCGTATCGTTGTCGACGGTACTCCACCAACAGCAGAAGACGGTTGGATCGTTTTCGACAATTTCTATGGCGGCAGCCCCATGCTGCACGTTCCTGTCACTCTGACCAATGCGGCCCACACCCTCAAAATCCAATACAAAGCCAACTCAGGCACTATGAGCCTGGTTCGTGGTGGTGGCGCTGCCCGCATGTTCACGTTGCTCGATTGTGACATGGATTACGACAGCCAGCTAACTACAGGGACGGGACAAACCAGCTACAGCAGTGCTGCTTGGACCACCCTTTCTGAATACCCGAGCTGGACTGTATCCGGGATTGCTGTCGGTAAGTATACGCTAATGCTCAAAATGTCTGGTGTCGGCAATACGGGCGTGGGCAAGTTCCGTATCTTGATGGATGGCGTTCAAGTTGGTTCCGAGCACCACTTTTCCGCCTATGGTGGCCAACAGGGCACGCCCCACATTTTAGTCCCTCTTGAAATGCAAAACACCGATAGCCATACGTTTACGGTGCAGCTGTGGGTTGACGATGGCACAATAGAGGTCGTCAAGACTGTAGGCGCAGAGCAATACGGTAGTAGAGTCTACTACCTGTTCAAGCCCAATGGAGCCGTAACTAGGTCCGCTGGACTAGTGGCCGAAGACAATTCTCAGCTCTTCAGGGTAAATACGCTCACGGAGCTGCCGGATACACGACAAGAAGCCGACTACGACAGCTTGACCGCTGCCGTCCTACCCGCTGCTCGTTCATTTGGCGCTATGACCATGGGTTCGTCGGTGACAGCAGCTGTTCAAAGTAAAGCAATTTTTACAGGTGGCACCGCTACTGGCTCAAGCGTAGCTGCGAATGTATACGCCTATACTCCAGATACCAATATCTGGGCAGCGCTGACAAGCATGGCCACGGCCCGTTGTGCCCATGCCCAGACCACGCTCGATGACGGCAAAATACTAGTTACTGGTGGAACGACTGCTACCGCTAGTGCTGTAGCCATAGCCACCTGTGAACGCTACACACCCTCTACCAACCTCTGGGCCGCTGCTGCAGCCATGAACGATGCTAGAGCCCAGCACGAGCAGGTTAAGCTCCCAGACGGTAGGGTCATGGTCATTGGCGGCCGTGACCTCGTAACGGGCGACCTACTTTACGACAGCAGCATCTTTGTGGGCAATGTTCATGCTACGTGTGAAATTTATGACCCAGTTGGCGACACCTGGACAAAAACCGGGCGTATGGCTATTGCCCGCTTCCAACACAGCGCAACGGTCCTTCCTGATGGCCGCGTGCTAGTTGTCGGCGGCATCGGATTCAATCCAACTCAACCTACTGACGACCCGCAGCCAATTCGCGATGCCGAAATCTGGAATCCTACTACTGGTGCCTGGCAACCAGCTGGACGCACTGCTTTTGAGCGTGAAACGCCCCTTGTTGCTTACTTGGCTAGCAAAAAGCAAGTTGTGGTCACAGGTGGTAGCGACAGCCTTACTACTGAATTCTTTGACCCAGCTAAAGCCAGGTGGAAGCTTGGGTCAGCTACTATGCCCAGTCTACGCGTAGGAGCTAAAGCCGTGCTTTTAGAAGATGACTTGGTTTGGGTTGGAGGTGGTATTGATGCCGGCACCGAAGCTGTTGGCACGGTCCTTGCTTTATACTTGCCCAATGCCGACGGCTTCTTAGGCGGTGGCCTGAACGGCATCTTCCGCGTTACAGAGGTTACAGACGCCAATACTTTTAAATTTGAAACACCTAACGAAACCCAATACACACTCAATGCCAGCACCGAGGGATCTGTCACTCCTATAGCTGCACCCAGTGAAGACGATGACTAAAATTCCGGGCCCCTACCTTCTTGACCCTGACGCTGGTTTGGCTATCACGGGCGATGACTCCACTACAGTTACTGCCTTGTTTAAAGGTCAGCGCTATGGCAGCATCGAAGTCGCTGATGCCACCATATTTCCAGATGAAGATGGATGGCTTGTCTTTGGGTTTGGATATGAATACCAGGTTGCTCCTGTTAAGTACTTGGGCCGGCTCTCAGATACGTCTCTAGCTCTGGACTATGGATTCAAGTTTACAAAAGACGTACCAGCTGGCGCCAACGTAACCAGGCTCCTCCACAAAGGTGCTTTCAATCCAGAAAACCCAGAATCTATTGGGGCTTTTTATATTACGGCTTCACCAGCAGGTCGAGTTGCAGCTGGAGTCGCTATCGACTTAGCTGTAGCTGCTAGTGCAACTGTGCGAAAAGAAATCACGTATCCCGGGGGGCGTGGGCTTGGCGGAGAAGGGCTACCAACGTCTGGTGTCAATAAATTGTCCGATGTTGTTTCTATATGGGCCGGCAACGACCAAGATGCTGAAATAGCCAAGGCTAGGGAAGAGTAAGCCATGTCTCGTCCTAAATTGATGCACGGCGCTCGTGTCCTCTGCTACATCAATGGCAAGCTTTTTGGTGTTGTTACTAGCTTTAGCTGGAGTAGCTCGACACCACGTAGAAAAATTCATACAATCGACATTCCACATCCAGTTGAACTAGCAACTACCACAGTCGACGTAACCTGGAATATGGGCATGTTACGAATTTTAGGAGATGGCGGCGCACAAGGAGCAGAAATCGTTGCTCAGCAATCTGACATAAGCCGGGAAAAGTATTTCTCCATTTTGTTGCTAGAACGGCAGACCGACCTTCCTTTGTTTAAAGCAGACTTGTGCGTTACGGAATCCGAGCAGTGGTCAGCTAATGCCAAAGGGATCGTTCAGGGTCAAATTTCGGGCTCGGGGATTTTGTGGTCAAATGAAACGAATCAGCGGTAATCTATTGGGTATAGGGATAACTTAAATGGCCGTAATTAGACAGCAAAATTGGCTTGGTCAAGCCAGAATTGACGTTGCGCACTTGCGCTCCTTGGAATCCGCAATAGCAAGCGATTTCGATATTTTAGCAGGAGAGGTCCTAGCTGGCCGCAACCCATTAGTTGTACACGGTTTTAGCGTTCTTGATATTGATGCAGGCTCTTCTGTAACCAGTCTTCAAATTCGTACGGCGGGAGCTGTACTGCTCCATCCAGAAGCATCGGAATCTGGCACCATCTTCAGGGTTCCAAGCGACCGTCCAGACGAAACCATGAACGCAGCTAACGGTCGTATTAGCG